GATAAAGCGTGCTCGGAAGGAATGCAGGCCTGTGGCGAGGTCGCGGAGGTCCAGAGAACATTCCGTGGTCGCGCTCACATAGCGGAAGGTCTCGCCGGGGCGGGCTAGCTCCACCTCCGTGGCGCTCACGCGGGCATCGATCGGAGCCGCCCAGGAGAAAGCAGCACCGGCGACAGGGCTTGCCCCCTGAGCGTAGATATAGCCCTGCACGGCGAGCCCAACGGGCGCGGCCAACGGCCCGGTGGGCACCCGGCTCGTGGTCGGCGCGTCGAAGGTGAAATCTTCTTCCACGCGTGCATACTTGTTCGGATCGTGCTCCACGGCGCTGATCTCAAAGAGATTCGGCTTGGTCTCGCGGTTGGCCAGAACCCGGAAATAGCGCGCCTCGGCCTCACCATAGGACAGAGTCCACATGGCGTTCGGCAAGGGCGCGGCGGGAAGCGGCGCGGCCAGGTCGAGGGTGTCCGTTTCGCCGGGCGCGTTCAGCACGCTGGCGTCGACCACCGCGCCGTCCGGCAGCACCACGGAAAGCAAGTACGCCTCGCCTGCTTCGATGACCACCGGGGCATCGAGCACAACCTGGCTCTCGGTGGCCGACTTCACTGCACCGGAATGACGCACGTCGGCGATCTCCGGGTCCAGAACCTTGAGGATGGAGCCGGGCATGGCGTCGGCATACTGCAAGCCGCCCACAAAGGTGAGCGTGTCCGTCTCGTTTAGCTCGGTCTCCAGCACCCACTTGCCGCAACGGTGGGCCTGGCCACGGCTGCGGCAGCCCACGGAGACCTTGTCCGTCTGCCGCCAGCCATAGCGCCGGATGCCTGCGGCGTCTTCCACCGGCTCAATGTCAGGTCTCCCACCATCCAAGGGATTGTTCCAGGTGACAAGGCAGACGGTGTGGCGGCTCTTCAGGTCCGTGCCGCCGTAAGACAGCGAGCCGTCGACCACATGGGCGGGCGTCACCAGGTGCAAGGCCCCCTCGGGCCGGTCCTGGGAGCAGGCCACGGAGCCGGATGCCCAGTAGGCCATGCCCCGGAAGATGGACGCCAGAGTGGAAATGACCTGGTAGGCGTCCTCCTGGGTGTTCAGCACCAGGTTGCAGGTGAAGCGCGGCTCCAGGCCGCCGTAGCCGTCGGGCACCAGGCCGTCGCAGTACTGTCCGATCTCGTAAAGGTACCACTTGAGGCCGGAGTCGGCGATGCCCAGCCCGTACCGGGTGTTGAGGATCATGTCGTAGAAGCACCAGGCGGCGTTGTCGCTCCAGGCCAGCTTGAAGGTGCCGTCCCAAATCCCGGTGTAGGCGCGGGTTGCCGGGTCATAGTTGGCGGGCACCAGAAGGATGCGCCCGTAGATCTCGGCGGAAAGCGTGGGCACGCTGGAGCCGAACTTCTGCCCGTCCACGGCGACACCCAGAAGCGCAGTGTGCGGGTAGGTGCATTTGCGGTCGATTATCTCGGTGTAGGAGGACCAGCGGGTGGAGTTGCGCAGGTAGGCGGTTTCAGAGTCCGCCGTGAGACGCACCACACGCAGATCCCAGGGCGCGCTGCCGGTCAGCCCCACGCGGTACGTTTTTTCGTAGGCGCTGGTGGTCTTGCCGGTGATGGTGTCCTCCACCATGCGCGTGAACACGCCGCCCGAGGGCCGCACCTCAATGGCCACGCTCACGGAAGAGGCGTTTAGATCGCCGGTGCTGGAGTTCTGACTCATGAGGCCCTGGGTCAACTGCACACGCACGCGCGCCGCGTTAGCCGAGGCGTTGTCGATGCGGCGCGTGATGGAGCCCGTGAAGGTGACGTCAGCTTCCACGCTCACATCGTTCTCCACCGCCGGGAAGCCCGCCAGGTACGCCTGATCCGGCGTGCCGTTCCGGGTCTCCACCGTCACGCCCTGAAAATTGTAGGTGCCATCTGAAGCCTGAAGCGGCGTGTCGCCGAAGTAGACGGACTTGTGCCCGTCGACCAAGCCCTTGATCTCGCCTTCGCACATGGCGATGACCACACGGGAGGTGGCCGAGCTGCGCAGGGTGTTGGCGGCCTCGCTCATATCTGCTCCACTTCAAGGCCCGCCGAAATGATGGTGCCGCCCACGCGGGCGCGGCCATAGACCACGGCCACGGGGTTGCCCTGCTCCACCGTGTTGCGCGCGCCGTTGAACAGGAAGCTCGGACGGTCCTCGGCTGCCTCGCGGCTGCTGTAGCTGCTGGTCTGCTGCGGCGTGGAGGTGAGCATCTGCGACAGCCCACCCAGAGACATGATGAGGCCGCTCATGGCGATATTGCCGTAGGTCATGGACATGCCCGCGACGGAGAACGCCGTTGACCCCATGCCTCCCAAGGAACCAGCGATGGGGCCTGTGCCGGTGACCAGGGGCGGAGCAAAGTAGAACGCGGCTGCCAGGATGGCCACGCCGAGCACGGCCTTGAAAAAGCCGCCGCCACCGGAGCCCACGATGGCCGGGCACAGGTGCAGATCACGCGCGCCCAGGCCAAAGCCCAGCAGATCCTGGGAGCCGAAGTCCTCGCCGCGTTCCAGCTCCGAGCCCGCCACCACGTGCCACTCGCCCTCGCGCAGAATCTCTGCAAAGCGTTGGCCCAGCACCACGGTGAGGGCCAACACAGCCTCAGCCGCGCTGGCCACGTTCAGGCGGTACTGCGGGCCGAACTCCTCGGCCAGCGGGCCGTACAGGTGGATGGTCCTCACGGCTGGCCCCCTGTTTCGGCGGACGCCAGGCGCACGCGGTACAGGACATGCGAGCGCCAGCGATGCACCGGTTCCGTGCGCGAAAGCCGATTCGCCAGGTGATGCAGAATGAGCCCGCCGCCCAAGTAGACGGCGCAGTGGTTGGGCACCTGCGACTGGATCTGCATGATGATGCCGTCGCCGATCTGCTCGGGCTCATCTGTGCGCACAAAACCGGCAGACGCCAGCTGCGCCACCAGCAGATTGCCGCCCTTTTCCCACCAGGCGTCCGGGCGGGCGAAATCCGGCAGGATGATCCCGCGCTCGGTGCGGTACCAGTCGCGTGCGCAGGCGTAGCAATCGGCCAGGCCGTGGACGAACTCACGCTCCAGGAGCGGGGGCACGGGCACGCCAGGCCCCCACCAAAGGGGCCGCAGGGGATGCCCAGCGCCCTCCTGGGTCCCCAGCACCGGCACGATGGCCCAAGGCAGGTTCGAGGCAAGCTGCCCGGCCATGTCCGATTCGCTGGGATGCGCCGGGCAATCCACCGGACAATCCGGGTGCGAATGCGCCACGGCCAGAATCCGGCCCTGGCGAGCGGCCCCGGCATAGGCCTGGGGCGAGATGCGGAAATCCGCCGCCGGGTCCTCGGCGCTGTTCGCTCGCGGCAGGTAGCAGACACCGCTGGCCGTCTCGATGACCAGGCCGCAGGACTCACGCGGGAATTCAGCCTCGGCGTGGGACTGCATGTCCTGGATCACAGCCGTGGTGATGAAGCTGGGCGGAGTGTTCATGATGCCCTCGCGCGAGAGACGCCGGGGAAGGCGCTAGTGGGAAGGGGCGCATCGCCGAAGCGCAACACGCAGTCCGAGAGCCGCTTGCCGCAATAGTCCTGGGCGGCTGTGCAGGCCTGGCCCGCGCGGTTGAAATACGCCGTGCCGGTGTAGGGGCAGGCCGCCACCGTGTAGTCAAAGGCCGCAGTCTCGGCGTTCCAATGGCGGTAGCTCCAAAGGCAGGTGTCGCGCAGGATCTGGCGGGCGGGCAGCTTCTTGCCCTGCTGGTCCATGGCCGCTGCCAGCTCCCATTCCGTGAACACCTTGTTCTGCGCCACCTTGCGGCTGATGAGAAACACGTCCGGCACGAAGTGGGCGTTGGGGTCGGCCTGGGGCTGGCCGTCCAGGTATTTTGAGAACGTCCGCCAGCGCGTCACCTCGACGCCCACGCAGTCGCCAAACCGCCGCAAGAGCGCGGTGAGCTGGCGCGAAGAGCCCATGCGCAGGGTGGGCGTGGGCAGGGCGCTACGCCCGGACGTTTCATAGCCGCTGGCCTCAAATGGCGCGGGCATGTAGGTATTGCCACGCCAGCGCATGGGCTGCTGTGCGTCGGGAGTATTCCCCGGCAGGGTGCCACCCACGAAGCGTTGCACCTCGCCGCCCAGAGACGACAGGTCCACATCGAACAGGGCCACAAGCGTGCCCGGCGTGGGGGACTGGGCGTCAGTGTGGATTGTCACAGGTCAAAGCTCTCTTTGAACGTGGCGGAAAGGGCAAACCAGCCGCCGTTCAGGTTCTGTATCCTCCAGCTCTTGCATTTCCACTGGCGGGCGGCGCTGTCCTTGGGCGGGGTCCACAGAAAGGCCAGGTAGCCGCCGTGGGCTTTCAAGAAGTCAACAAAGGTGTCCAGCTCCGCCTTGGTGAGCAGGCCCCAGGCCACGCTGTAGCTGTCCGAGATGGCGTTCAGGCCATCGCCCATGGTCTGGGTGTAGCCGTCTCCAAAGCTGGCTTCGAGCACGCGGACAGTGGTGTCCGGGTCGGCCTTGGACGGGCCGGGCGCGGACGGAAAGGATTGCAGGCTCACAGCTTCACCCCCCCGTTGGCGATGGCTCCGGGACGGTGCGCCTGGCGGTAGCGGTCCTCCCACCAGGTGTTCAGGCCGCTCTGCATGGCGTCGCCCACGTCGTCGGCAAAGGACTTGTCCTGAGCCTGGTTGCCGGAGGACGCGGGCAGAGTAAGGTTGATGGTGGCGTAAAACGTATCCCCGCCGCCTTGCGCACGCACGCCCAGGTTGCCGCTGCTGTCGCGGGTGAGCGGCATCACGGCCTCAATGCCTGCCTCGCCCAGCACGCCGCCTTGGGCAAAGGCAGTGACGTGCTGGTCAAAGCCAAAGAACGTGGGCTGCGAGTAGATGCCGTTGGACAGGGCGGAGATACCGTCGCCGCCGAGCACGTTGCCTTGGGCGCTGGGGAAGATGCTGAGGCTGCCCATGAAGTCCGAGATGGGCTTGGTGATGCTGGCACGGAGCTGGATCTTCACCAGGTCCATGAGGATGGCGTCGACCATGTTGCCCCACTCGGCCTTGTTCTTGACCATGAAGCTGGCCATGGCGTCTTCCATGCCGCCGAAGGCGTTCTTGACCGCGTTCTCAGCTTGGCTGGCATAATTGCCAGCAGCGTCAGAGTAGTCCTGGAAGCCCTTGCGCGCGCCCGCGCCCCAGTCGCGGGAGGACTGGATCTCGCGCTGCTTGGCGGCGGCGACCCTGTTCAGCAGCTCTTCCTGCTGCTGGTACAGCCCCATCTCCTGCACCTTGCGGTCAAGCTCGGCCTGCTTCTCCGGAGTATCAGCCCCCTTGGCCTCGATGCTGACTATGGCTGCCGCGACGGCGGCCAGGCGCTCGCTCAAGGCCAGGAGCTTCTGCTTGCGCTCGATCTCCACCTGTGCGGCCTGCTCGGCTAGGGCTCCGCTCGCGCTATGTCCAGCGGAGGTGCCGTAGTATTCGCCGCGCAGCTTGGAGTTGTCGGCCTCCAGGCCCAGGCTGGCCTCCTGGAACTTCTTTTCCTGCTCGCGGACGCGCTTGGCCAACTCAGCTGGCTCCATGACCCCGGCCCACTTCGCGTCCGGAGAATTGGGCTTGAGCCTGGCGGCGGCGTACTTCTTCTGGATGGCTTCCAGGTCGGCGAAGTAGGTATCCATGCCCGAGAGGCTATCCAGTTGGACCCTGCGCTCGGCATTCAGCTTGTCCTGGTCCAGAGTGATACTTTGCGTCTGGAAATCCTTCTTGATCTGGATCTCCTGTCGCTTGGCGGCCACAGCGGCGTCGATGAGCTTCTGCGCCTCTGCCGGTGCCCCGATGCGCCTCTCCTTGGCCTGCTCCTCGAACTTGTCCAGCTCGCTCTGGAGCTTGGCCATAGCGATGGCCTGGGGATCGCCGTTCATTTCGGCCATGTACTGGGCCGTCTCGTTTTGCACTGCCCGGAGCATTTTGTGGGCGTCCTGGACCTTGCGGGCCAGCGCGTTCATCCTCTCAAGGGTCTGCGTAGCCTTCTGATCCTCGGGGGTGCCCAGCACCTCGGGCTTGGGGGCGACGGTGCCGGGAGGGGCGAATTTCTTGTCCAGCCCCAGCCGCTCATGCAAGTAGGTCATGCGGATGGTGAGCAGCCGCGAAGCCAGCTTTTTCTCGGCTTCTTCCTGTTGGCCGGACAGGGACGCCACGCTGATCAGATATTCGCCCTTAATCTTGGCGAGCACCGTCAGGATGGTTTCGCCCATGGACAGCGAAGCCTCAGCGGCCCACTTGAAGTTGTCCACGAGGTACTTGCCGATGAGGATGCCCGCAAAGGCGGAGGCAAGGGTCAAAAGCACCCCGGACACAGTGGTGAACAGAGCCACAGACGACGCCAGCTGGGCGTTGAGGTAGCCCCAAGCGCCGCCCGCTACGGAAATCTCGACGGCCAGGGAGCGCAGCTCGAGCTTCAGCAGCCCGACCGTCAACATGGCGGTTTCAACGGCGATGGCCCCGCGCCAAGCAAGCCAGAACAATCCCAGAACTTCGGCAGTGAGCTTGATCACCTTCCACACTTCATTAAACCCATTGGCGATGTTCTTGCTCCAGCTGGCAATGGAGCCGTCATTCATCATCTTCCGAAGTTCGGCATTGGTTGCCTTCAGGGCGTCGGCGGTGCCGAATACAGCACGGGTGAACGCTTCAAGGCCGATGGACCCGACCATGACGGAAAAGTCAGAGATGTAGCGCACCATCGTCTGGAGCTGCTTTCCCGAAGTCCCCATTGCCGCCGCATACACATCCTCGAGCACCTTGGTCTTGGCCAATGTTTCATTGACGCGTGCAGCAACACGCTCACGGTCGGTTAGCGCCTCTTTGCTTTTTCCAAGAGCCGCTGCTTCGCGGGCATAGGAGCGCTCAAAATCCGCCATGACCCCCATGCGGTGGAGATTGATGACAAGGCCAGTGGCTATGGCCGTGGTCATCGTCTCAAAGGCTTCTGTGGAGGTGCGATTCATCAGAATGGCCGCGCCCTGGGCAGCCGTGGCAAGGCGCACGCCCTTCTCAAGATCAATCTGCCCTTGGATCATGCGGGCCAGGGACTCTTCGGAGCCCAGCATGGAAATACCCTGCTTCTCCAGGGCGGCGGCGTAATCGTCCATCCGCTTGGTCGTGTAACCCGCAGCGTTGCCCACGGTATGCATGACAACGGCCATGGTTTCGTACCGGGCGGCCTCAAGAACCATTTCCTCGGCTTGCTTGGCGGCCTTGTAGAGGCCATAGGCGGCGGCAAGCGCCTTCAGGTTGCTTACATAGCCGAGAAGGGAATTGCTGGCTCCACTAAGCGCCTGGTCGGCTGCCTGGGTGTTCGAGGTCAACTCGCTGGTGCTCTTGCCAAGCCCAGCGGTGGAGGCGTCCGCACCCTTGAGGGACTTGGACGCCTTCTCACCTTGCGTGGAAAGGTCCAGGAGCGCTTTGCCGGTGCCGGTGATGGCCGCCTGCGCGCTCTTGGCATCGCCCTCGATGACGATCTGGACCCTGTTCTCGCTCATCCCCGATCCCGCTTGTTACAGAAGCCGATTGCCGCTCGATCTGGCCAGCACCTGCATGAGCAGCAGCTGGCGTTTGTCCTCAAGGTAGAGGTGCAGTTCGCCCAGGTCGCGCCAAGTCTCCGGGGGCAGGTCATTGGCCCGGAAGGGATAGCCGCCGCTTTTCAAGATGTGCAGGCCCAACAGATGCTGCACCCAGGGGTCCGGCTCGGCGTCCTTGAGCGGGCAGGCCTTGCAGGCCGTCTCCAGCCAGGGGCCGTTGTCCCGCGCACACTCCTTGCGCCGTTCCGGGGTGCAGCCCTCGAAGGTTGCCGCTAGCCTTTGGCCAAAGGGGCTTCGTCGCTGCCCTCGCTGCCGCTATGAGCCTTGGAGCCGGGCGCTTGGCCGGAATCGTCCAGGTCGGCATCCGCGTCGGTGACAAACTCAAAGCCTTCGTCCCCCTTGCCCAGGTGAACGCCTTCAAACGCCAGTTGGCCGACGGCACCCACCATCTGCGGCGCGGCCTTCACGAGCAGCTCCTTCCAGTCCTTGCGGAAGGTCTTCTTGTCCTTGGGGTCGCTGGAGATGGCCTCGCCGTCGAAGCCGATGGTGCCGGGCTTGAAGCCGATGAGCACAAGCGCGCCGTACTTGACGCGGGCGGCCACCATGCGGTTGACGATTTTCTTGCCCTTGCGGACCAGGCCCTCGGCCTGGAAACCCACCATCTCGTCGGTGGTGGGCGTGCGGTAGTAGAGTTCGTGGGTATCGCCCAGCATGGTGATCTCGGCCACGTTGCGGGTCGCGTTCAGGTCAAGCATTGTATTCTCTCCCTTGAGTTTCTGGTTCTGTTGCTATTTGTAGATGAGCCGGAATTCGTCGTCGCCGTGGTCAACTGTGCAGGTGAAGGCCAGGTTGTAGATGGCCACGTTGTCGCGGTCGGCGTACTTGACCTCGCTGTACTGGGCCTTGGGCACGTGGACCTCCACGCTGTTGCCGGAGGTCTGGCCGAAACGGGCGTGGATGGCCGCCGTGCTGGCGTTCTTCCAGGCGGTCCAGGGGTTGAAGGCGGCCAGGGTCTGCACCTCGGGGTCCAGGCTGCCCGTGGGCTTGCGGCCCTTGATGACCAGGCCGTTCACGCCTTCGGCGGCGTTCAGGTCGGGGCGCTTGACCACGTCCGCAGCCAGATTGAGCGAAAGCGCGGAAATGCCCACCGGGCTATAGATGCCGATCTTGAGGCCAGCGCCAACGCACACCGGCGGGAACAGGTCCAGGATCTGCGGGGCGGGCGCGGCCTGGTCGACCGGGTCGGTCCACAGGCCGTGCATGGTGAACTTGAGGGTGCCGTACTTTCCGCTGGGCGCATTCAGGTCGAAGCTGCCACGGACGCCCAGGCTCTTGTGCAGGATGCCGTCCTTGTAGAACAGCACTGTGCAGCTCTTCACCAACTCTGGGTCGGAGATGGGCGCGTAGCACAGCACCTCCGCCGGGTTGGCGGCGATGGTGGCGGCGTTGGTGTTGACCTCGTCGTTGATGGCGAACTCGCCACCGCTGACGCCCGTGAGGCCGACCACCAGGCCCCGGATGTAGGCCACGGTGCCGTGCGCGCCCGAGGTGTCGTCGGTGATGGTGTCGCCGGTGGCCAGGCCCGTGGGGATCTCCGACAGGGTCAGTTCGGTGACTTCCTGCTGCGCCATGCCGCAGCTTTGCAGCAACGCGTCGTACTCCGGGGCCTGCACGGCTGTGGCCACAAGCCCGCCGCCCTTCAACTCCACGGAGAAGTCGAAGTCCAGGGTCTTGGCCCCGATGACATGGCCGGAGGGCGACAAGGTGTCACGCAGCACATCGCGCTCGATCACCTCGCCCTGGGGTTTCACGTCCACGCCGGAATTGCACAGGATGGCATCGGCCCCGGTGGGCGCGGCATCCACGCCGTAGGCACCTTCCAACTTGGCCAGAATGACTGCTCTGCGAGTGAGTTTCATCGTCGTCTCCTTACGGGATCAGGTAGCCCTGCCCGATGATGTAGGTGGCCACGTACATGGCCACACCGTCTGCGATGACCGCCTGGCGCACGCCCCTGCGCATGGCGGGCAGGAGGTCCGGCAGCAGGATCTTCCCGCCTAGGGCATCCTGCACGCCCTGGATGAGCCCGTACGCGCCGCCCACTACCGCCCCGCCCCGCCGGGCTTCGCCCTTGCGCAGGGAGCGGTCGGCCATGCCGATCTGGAAGCTGGCCAGCTCCAACTGGCGCTGGCCAAGATCCTTGTCATCGGTGTCCGTGTAGAGCACGAAGATGGCCGGGAACTTGAGGGCCAGCTTCTTCCAGGCCTCGGGGTTCTCCAGGGCCAGGTCGTAGGACTGCACGGCCTTGACCCCATGCGAGGCCTTGAGCGGGTGCAGGGCGGCTATGATCGCGTCCTCGATCTGCGTGACGGTGTAGACCGGCATCAAAAGCCCCCCATGCGATCGCGGCCAAAGACATTGCCAGCGCCCGTCATGCGCGGGGCCTCGGACGGCCTTGGCGTACCGTCCGGATCGCCTGCGCCAAGGCCGATGGCCCCGCTGCCCACCTTGGCCAGGAAGGCCACGGCGTCCTTGTAGCGGTTGCGCCGTTCCTCGGGAGCGCCCAGAGTGCGACTGAACAGGTTGTAGATGGCGAGATCCACTGCGCACTTGCGGACGATGGCCGGAACCGTGACGAGGGGCAGCGGATAGCGCGAGCCAAGGTAGCCGTCGATCTCGCCGCAGGCGTCATCAATGGCCTTGGCCACGCGGGCGTCGTTCACCAGGCCCGTGTCCTCATCATCCGTGAGCTGCACGAGGAGCTGCTCCTCCAGCAGGTCAAGGATGTCCGCCTGGGCGCAATACATGGCCTAGCCCTCGCTGCTCTTGGCCGGGTCTTCCTTCTTGGCCGTCTCGGCCAGCGCCTGATCCAGCAGGGCCTGGAAGTCGGCCTTGTTTTTCGCGCTCGCGGGGATCTCCACGTTCATCTCGGCCAGCTTGGCCTTGATCTGCGGGACGGTCAGCTCAGGGGCCGCCTTGATCTCCTCCACCTGGAGCATGGGCTCGGCCTTCAGGATCTCCATCTGCTCAGGCGTGAACGTGCTGTCCGGGTGCTCTTTCCAGTCGCTGGGATGGCGCACGCCGCAGCGCATGAAGCCGTCGGTCTTGGATCTGATGCGGATCATGGTGTCTCCTTCGGGTGTCGCGTCGGCGCGTTCTCATTTTGAGTGCAACGCGCCGACGCGGGGGTTGGTCAGACTACAGCCAGGGCACCACAACCAGTTCGGCGGTGCCAAACCAGGTGTTGGTCGCGCCGTTGGCCAGCCGCTCGTTGTTCAAGAGGGCGCGGCCAGCGCCCTCATAGGATTGCGGGACCACAAGATGCGTGCCGCGCATGCCCAGCTTGTTGCCCACATCGTCGGTGACGCCGCCCAAGGCCACGCGCGCGGCCTCATAGTTGGTGGCGTCGAGGGTCTGCTTGGAGCCGTGGGCCATCTGCCACAGGCCGAAGCCCACGTTTTTGCGGTCATCCACGCCGTAGTAGAAGGTCTTGCGCATGAACACGTTCTCGTCCGTGGGCTTGTCCATGGCCACGAACTCGGGCTCCTTGCGCACTTGGAGGAGGATCGGCTTGATGGGCCAGGACAGGTCCATGAGGAACCACGGGGTGCCCGCGCCGCCGCCGAAGTTGGAGACAACGCCGTCGCCCACCGGGTGGTCGGTGTCGAAGAAGTACTGTTTGTCGTAGCAGGGCGTGGTGAAGCCAGCGGCCAGAAGGGCGAAGACCAGCTGGTCGCGGTGGCGCGCGGCGGCATCGCCCAGATTCTGGAACTGCGGGGTGTACACGCCGAGCTGGTCATCCTCGATCTTGTTGCGGCCAACTCCGACGGTGGCTTCAAAGTCCCGGTTGCGGATCACGAAGCCGTACTCTTCGACGTCCTTCACCGCGCGCTCGCCGATCCACTCGCGCATCATGGGGAACGCGCCCAGCCAGTCGTACTCCACGCTTTCGCCGGTGCTGCCGACGCGCATGGCGATCTTGTCCCACATGCTCTTGGCCAGGGCCTGGGCCAGGGCGTCTTTAAAGATGGTGTTGAAGGTGCGGTAGCACCCCTGCATGGTGCTCTGATTGATGAGCATCGGTTGTCTCCTTGTGTTTGCTTGCGGTTACTGGAACTCGACCCAGACGCCGCCGGACTCGAAGCCCAGGAATTTGCCCGCAACGATGCTGTTGCTGGCGGCGTGGGCCACGGTCTCGGCGTCTTCCACCATGACGTTGCCGCCGACGTCCGCCTGGGTGACGGGGCTGGTGGTGCTGTTCTTGAACAGGAAGGACGACCGGCGGAGGATCTCCACGGTGAGGTCACCAGCGGCACCATTGCTGTTGTCCACATGCTCCTCGATGCGGCCCATGACCTTGAGCCCGGCGGTGTTGGACGCGGGCACGACGTACCCGGCGGCGTTCACCGCTCCCATCTTGCCTGCCTCGGCAACGGTGGACGCGGCCAGGGGGAGCGCGATCTTCTTGCCGTCGCGCACGGGGGTCTTGCGATCTGCCATGATTCTCTCCTCGCTTCCGCCGGGCTAGGCCTCGGCCTTGGGGTTGTGCTTCAGCCAGACTTCCTCGGTGATGCCCATCTGCTCGTTGATCTTGCGCTGCTCCTCGGTGAGCACGCCGCAGGCCGGGGCGTCCGGGGCGGCACCGACGGCTTTCAAGGGCACCACGCTGCCATCGGCCCGCGCGAGCACCACCAGCTTGAACTGCTCCGGCTGGCCCTGGGCCATCTTGCGGCCCCAGGCATCCAGCTCTGCCGGGCTGGTCTTGCCGCTCTTGAGGGCCTCGCTGATGAGCCCCTCGGCCTTGAGACCCCCCAGCTCGACCTTGAGGACTTCCACCTGCTTGGCCAGCTCGCCGGAGGCGGTGGCCGGGGCCTTGAGCGCCTCCACCGCGCCGACGACCTTGGCTTTGTCCGCGCCCTCGGCCAGGCCCAAGGCGGTCAGGACTTCCTTGCAGGCCACCAGGTCCTCAGCCTTGCCCGGAGCGGCCTGCTTCAGCGCCACCAGGTCGCCCTCGGCCTTGTCCTTTCCGGTCTTCAGATCGGCAACGGCCTTCAGCACAGCGGCCTCGGCCTGATCACCGGACAGCCCGGCGTCCAGGCCCAGGGCCTTCTTCAACGCTTCGAGATTCTTCATGTCCTCGTCTCCTTCGTGCAGGTTCAGGGTGTATTTCGCGGCCAACGCAGGAGCGTCGAGCAGACGCGGCTGGTTGGTGAGCGCCACATTGTGCAGCCGGGCCACGCGGTTGTCGGACTCCCGGCGGATGATGAGCACAGGCGAGTGGTAGCGGTATTCCTTGGCGCGGATGAGTCCGGCGGCCCTGGCCGTCCAGTCGACCTTGGCCCACAGCCCCGGCTTCTCGCCGTCGGTGCGCCACTCAAGGGTCTTGATCCAGCCCGCAGCCGGGGCCTCGCCGCCGGTCATGGTCTGGTGCTCGTAGTCGATGACCATGTCGTGGGAAGCGTCCTTGAAACTCGCCAGCACCAAGCGCGCGGCCTCGGCATCCACCAGGAACGGCTGGCCCTCTTCGATCCGGTTGACGCCCTCGGGCAGCACCAAAATCCACTCGGGCGGCTCGAGGTTTCCGGGGCCAGCCCCCTGGCCCGAGGAAAGGGCGAAGGTCTGCCCCAGGATCACAACTTCGTGCCGCATGCCGTTTCCCCCTCCTCTCCACGCCCAGGGATGCCCCTGGTTCGCGTTTTGGACGCATTTTGAACTAGTCCAAGCCCCCAGGCCCGGACGACCTATCGAGCGGCCCCGCCGGAAGCGCCTAGGACGAATTTCGTCAAGACGTCGGGGATGTCCTCCCGGTCCTGATCCTGGAGCACCAAAAATGGCCGGGCCGGGATGTCGCCCCAGGGCAACGGACGCTGCGAGGAAAGGTCCCAGCCACCGCCGCGCTCCAGGCTGCCCATGATGCCCTTGCGCCGAGAGCCGCCAGCCAGGCCCATGCCGAAGCTGCCCTTCTTGGCCCCGAGCTGATGGACGGCGGCGTAGATCTTGTCCGTGCCCACCGTGGCCGTGGTGGCGCTCGACTCGGCATGGACGGAGCCCAGCAGCCCGCCGCCAAATCCCTGCACCACCAGCGGGCCGCCGCCGGAGTGACGCTTCTTGAGGGTGGAAGGCTTGAGGGCTGCCCACTTGGAAGGCCTGCCGCCAACCTCGAAGTTGCGCTGCACGGAAGCCAACACCAACGCGGCAATGAGCTTCATGCCGCGCGACAGATCGCCAGCGCGCATGGCCATGCCGCTCAAGCTGGCCTGGACGGCTTCGTCGTGGATGGTGATTTGGGTGCCGGACATGAGCGGAAGATAGCCCGGCTGGCGCGGCAATTCCTGAAGTGGTGGGGGCTGTGGACGGTTCTGCGGGGGCGACAATTCCTTGATATAGCGCCCAGGCCTTGATAGATTAATACATTGTCAAAACTTGAAGATTACCCTCACCCCGTAGGGCAAAGGAGAGGCCGAAATGGGACCAAACCGCCTGGATGAACACGTTGATTTTATAAAAACGCTCAACGCGGATGGTGGCAAATTCAAGGCTTTTGTTCGATACATGGTGCAAGCAGCTGAGCAAAAGCGTTGCGTTCCTTACCATGAATTGGAAAACGTTTTTGGCCTTAGCCACAAAAACGTTGGCTGGTATGCAGGCATACTCGGCGACCTATGTATGGCTTGGAAATGGCCGCTTCTCAACAGTCTCATCATAAGTTTTACTAAAGGCATGCCCAGTGATGGATTCAAAAGTTATGCAGACGTTACCAATGTTCATTGGGGCGATCATGTGCAAGCATGTTGGAAAAAATTTCACGTTACATCTACACGCGCCAAGCAAGTAAAGAATTTCGCTGGTCTTGATTCTCATACAAAGAAATTTCTGATCGATCCAGAAAAGCATTTGAAGGGTCTGCCATATTTTAAATAAATGGCCGTTGGTTCGGCCTTGCTGCGGGTCAAATGCACGAGCCCCCCCATGGTAAGCTCGGTTGACTTGGCTGTTGGAAAACGTATTCTGTCTGTGCGAGGGTGACATCGTGGGCCGCAGCCCGATACGTCGTCGCCTGGAGCCCAAGCCACTGCGGCGACTTGAGGCCCCTTTTCCTACCTCCCCCACAAAAGCTTTCCCGCACGCTGCTGCTGCATGTAGCCCAGCTTGGACGTCGGGACCGCCGTCCAGGCTTCGAGCACGCCCTTGTTGGCCTGGGCCATCAAGGTGATGGACTTGCCACCCTCCAGGTCCAGGTTCTTAATAAACCGCGTGGCCAGGCGCACCTTGCCCGTCAGCCGGTGCTGCTCGAAATTCATCCAGACCTCAAAGGGATCTTCGATGGTCTCGCGCAGGAATGGCAGGTATGCGGCGCGGGCGGGGTCGATGTGCGAGCCGAGCACCTCAGCGTTCACCACCAGGTTGTAGCTGAGGCCAGGCGATGCGGCGGAAGGCGCGAACTGGAAGACCTCCTGCTCGCCGCCGAGCAGCTCCTTCAACTGCGCCACAATCTCGGCCTCGCTCGTTGCTCCTAGGCCGAACTGCGCACGCGGCGTGTCCACAGGGATCTCACGCGGGCGTCCGGCGCTCTCCCAACCGCCGCCCGCAGTGCCGTCCGTCAGGCGTTCCCAGGTCTTCTCACCGCTGGCCTGCCAGGCCTCCCAAGCATCTACGCTCTGCTGCTCGCCCCAGGCGGCCTCGCCGGGGTTGTAGGCCCAGCCGGGGTCTATGCCCTTGGGCACCTGGCGCACCTCGCCGGTGCGCTTGTCGATCCAATCAAAGCTACTCTCCGGCGGGGCCTCGGTCTTGATGGGGTTGGGGCCGTCAGCCTCCTCTCCCTTGAGCCGGTCCAGCTCCCGCTCGGAGCAGCTCACCACACCGCATTTGCAGCCCCAACCGTTGGGGGGATAGTGCGTCCTCCACCAAGGGTCATCCCAAGGCAGAACAGTGCCCGCCCAAGCCAGGTGCTCCAGCCTCGGGTGCTCGGAGCTGGAGCGCACATAGCGCCAGTAAGGCCGGGCCGCACGCACGTCGGAGTCGGTCATCTCCTTGTAATGGCCGCTGGCATAGGCGGTGGAAAGATTCGTCTCGTAGATGACCTGCGCGCGCCAGGCCTGGCCGCCTTTGGGGCTCCAGCCCGCGCGGTCGCAAATGCTGGCGAAATCCTTGCGGAACTCCTCAAGCGTGGTGCCCTGGGAAATGGCCTTGTCCACGGCCTGGCGGATGTCGGCCAGCAGGCCCTCGCGCGTGGCCCCGGCCACGGTGAAGGCGCGGGCGTGCTGGCCCTGCCACAGGTCGTTCCAGCGGTTGGTCTCAATGGAAAGCTTGTCCCGGAAGAACGCAATGGCGTCCGTAAAGGGCAGGCTGGCATACTGCACGCTCGGAGGCATGGCCTAGCCTTCTCGCCCGTCGAATCTGCCTGAAAGTTCGGCCACGGCCAGAGCCTGCTGCATGCCCTCGGCCACGTCCGCCGGGTTCATGCCCGCAAAGGCATCGAGCAGCTTGCCCTGGAACTCCTCCAAACTCCCGCACTGCGCAAGCAGCTCTTCCAGGCTATGCACCCAACTGGCCAGCCCGGCGGCCTGGGCCACGCGCTGAGTGAGCTGGGCGATGACCGGCGTGCCCGTCGGGTCGGCGAGCGGGTTGACCGTAGAAGCGGGCTGGCCGACATCCGGCACCGCGCCCTTGAGCACCAGCTTCAGCCCCTCCTGCGCGGGGGGCTCATTGCACTGTGCCGGGGGCGCGGGCGGCTGTCCGCCATGGAGAGACGGCGGCGGCGCGGCCTTGGCCTTGAGCGGCGTCTGGCCATCCTGCATCAGGGGGATGCTGAAGCGCTCGGAGATGTGCTCCTGGGCCACGCTGAAGCCCCGGTCGATGAACACGCTGTAAACGTCGGCCAGGGCCTTCAAGTCCTCTGGCTCCTGGTACAGGAAGCGGAACTGCGGCACGGGCCGGTCCCAACCGAAGTTGAAGCCCACGAGGGGCAGGAGCAGCTGCTGGGTGATGGTCTTGCCCAAGGCCGAGCAGTCAGCCTTGACCAGATCCTGGCGCACCTCGTTATGCACCTTGCCCAGGGCCATGCTGCCCTGGCCCTTGCTGCCGCCCGCCTCGCTGGTCAACGTCTGGCCTAGGATGGCCTTGCTCACCTGCGCGTCGCAGAATGTGGCCAGGGACTCGTACACGTTCAGGCTGCCCGTGCGGTTGGCCTCAATGAACTCGATCTCCGTGTTCTTGCTGATGATGCCCGCCGCCTCGGTGCCAATGGAGCGCACGGCCTGAAACAGGGCCTCCTTGTCCGACTCACTGGCGCTGGGGCTGTACTTACCGATGCGAATAGGCTGGCCGTAGGTTTCGGAAAACGTCACCCAGTCCTTGATGGTGTAGTTCTTGAACAGGTACATCCACGTGCAGGTACGCATCACGCCCGCCCGCGTGTCGTAGCCGCTGCGCGCCTTGTAGCGGTGGTAGAGCCACTTGAAGGGCTGCGGGTCCACGCCTTGGATGGGCTCCTCCAGCGTGAGCACACGCGGGGTCAGGGAGTTCCAGAAGGTCAGCTTCTTGGGATGCAGCCAGCGCAGCTCGCGCGGCACGGCCTGGCCGGAGGACATGTCCCACAGGATCTCGTGCATGGAGTAGCCCTTGGGCAGGGCGTCGAGCATGTCGAGGAGATTTTCATCCCAGTTGATGAGGCCCTCAATGCACTCGCGGCAGAAGTCCGCCACCTTGTCGCCCTGGGGATCGTCCTCATTGGCCAGGATCTCGAACTCCAGGCTGGTGACGGCCATCTTGCGCACCATAAACTGGCTGCCCAGGTGGGCGTCCTTCTCCTCCATCTCCTCAAACAGTTCAGCCTGGCGCAGCACATCGCCCGCGTCTGCGGCCTGGAGGATCTCCGCCAGCCTGGACGGCGTAAGGCCCTTGGACGGATACGTGCTCCAGCGGTCACGCAGCTGGGCCACGGCGATCTCGCGCGTCTCGGGTCTTTTGGTCAGACCGCTCTCAATGGGCCGTCCGAACTGGTCAAATAACGTCGTCATGCGCTCCCCCTAGTATGCTTCACGGCGGCCACTGGTGCCGAAGCGCCGCTGGCCCGCCATCTTGATCTCCGCCTTGCCCGAGGGCGCGAACTTCCGCGCCGCGAAATGTGCCAGCACCAGGGCCACCGCCGCGTCGCCATGGCGTTTCTTGCCGTCCGCGCCCTTGGTGCGCACGTCCGGGATCTTGGGAATGCCCTTGGCCTTGCGCACAGCGCGCAGATCTTCGCTCACGTCGGCGTCGCGCGGCAGGAGCAGGGTTTGGTCCTCCAGGTCGGCCTTGACCGGTGGCCAGTTCTCCAGGTTCCAACCCTCGCTGAATTTGATCTGCTCAATGGTGTCCGCGCCATAGCGCTGCCGGGCGCGCTCCGCCAGAAATGCGCCGTTGCCGCCCGCGTCCAAGGCCGCGCCGGAGAAACGCGGCAGCCGGTCGCACACGAAATAGAAGATCTGCTCCTGCTGGGTGAAGGGGCAGTCGCGCAGCTCCAGCAGGAAGGGCGTGGTCAGGGTCAGATCCTGCATCTGCTGAAGCGGCCACTGCACGGACAAATCCAGGGTGCGGCCAAAGTCCTCGCCCAGCCAGCTGGGCCGGTCGGGCAGGCTTTCCAGAATGGGCAGCAGCTCAGCCTTGCACCAATCAGCCACCTCGCGCTGGCGCAATTCGTCTGGCCAGTCCACGAAGTCGCGCGCGGGCGGGCTCCAGCGGACGATTGGCACCGGGCGCATGGCCGCCTCCACCACGGTACGCAGGAGGTATGCCCCGCTCCCGCGAGAGGGCACGCAGTCCAGCTCCTCCTCGGCGGCGTCGCCGTAGAAGGCGCGGATCTCCTCGCGCCAGGTGGCCTCGCCCTCGGCTGTCCAGTCGATGCCCCGGATGAGGCAGATGCGCCGGTACAGCCCATCCTCCAGCGCCTGGTCAAAGGTCGTGCGGTGCAGGCTGTACGGCTTGCGCCCCGCGCGGATTTCCTCGCACAGCTGGTTGAAGGGATTCTCCTCACCCTCGTGGGTGGAGAGGATGACCACCTGGCCGCCCCACATGAGCAGGGCCAGAGCGGACTTGAGGACAGCGGCGAGGTCCTTGTGGAACGCGGCCTCGTCGATGACCACGCGGCCCTGGCGGCCACGGAGGTTGGTGGGGCTGGAGGACAGCGCCACGATCTCGTGGCCGGAGCCGAACTTGATGCGGAAGGCCAGGATGCTCTTGTCGCCCTCGCGGTCATCATCCTCGAACAGAAATTCCTCCACTTCCGAGCAGGCGTGGTTGAAGTGCCGCGCCCAGTCGCCGCAGGTGCCGATGTACTCCCGCGTCATCTCGCGGTTGTAGCCCAGGTAAAGCACATCCATGCCCGCGCGACCCTCGGTGGCGGCCAGCAGCACATCATCCGCAGCTTCGGCCCAGGTCAGGCCGATGCGCCGGGATTTTTCGCAGAGCTTCACCGGGCGCTTGTCCGCAACCCAACGCTGCTGGTACGGCAGGAGCACGAACGCCTCGCCACCAGGCTGGGCCTCGCCGGGCTTGAGCTGGCCGGGCGCGGCTCCATCAGCTCCGGTCACTGGCCCACCCCCAGGATCTGGCTACGCACGGCCTCTGCCATTTCAGGCGAGAGGCCCTTCTTACGCTGCTCGCCCTTGGCCGCGCCCTTGCGCATGCCCTGCACCAGGTCAATGGCCTGTTGCAACTCGCGCACGGTCTTGAGGTCCACACGGGCAGGGTCGGCGAGGATCTGGTTCAGGCGGATGCTCAAGGCCTCCTCAAGGGCGGACACGGCATCGGCATCGGTCTTGATCTCGCGCAGGGGCCGAGCGGCGGCAGCGGCGGCGTTCTCAACTTGTCTGCCTTGGCGCAAAGCCTCGGCCTGCTTCATGGCCAGGCCTTCCAAGCTTGCCACGGCAAAGCCGGTCTGCGCGTCCTTGCTCTCCAGCAGCGCCTTGAGCATGCGCGAACGTGCCAGCACGAAGTCGGCGCGGATGTCCATCTCAGCCTGGGCGACCTCGCTCCGCTTGGCCTGCCAGCCGTAAGTTTCGCTCCAGCGCTTGAGGGTGCTCTCCGCCACGCCCACAGCCTGCGCCGCCTGGGCGAAGGTCAGGCGGTCCACACAGTACAGCTCCTGCGCGCGGAACACAGTCTCGGGAGGATGTTCTTTGCCCATTTTTGAGTTCCTTGGTTTACTTCTTCTGGCCCGTTGGAGTATAATGTCACCATCGAGCCCAGATGCAGGGGGAACAGTACCTGTGGCGAGGGTGTCCAGTGGGATCTCATTCCCTTAAAAAGGAGGGTTCCCAAATGGATAAGAACTTCAATTGGAGTCACCTCGTTCCAGTGGTGATTGGCATTATGGCCTTATGGTTTGGCGGGTTAAGTGGCCTTTGGATTCATGCTGGGGCCTTGCTCCACATAGTCGCATTGGCAGTTGAGTGCTCGGTTACTGAATGGTTCACGTATTCTGATCCCACTGGACCCCTTCCATCTCTGCTCGATTCAGTGCCCCGGCTTGCTGGGGCACTGACCTTTTAGTCCCCGAGGATCTCGGCCAGCTTGGCCAGGTTGACGTCCATGCCCTTCAGCTCTTCCAGGCGCTGGGCTAGGCTCAAGGCCTGGTCAAGGACCGTGTCGCCGTCGAGGCTGCCCACCTCGGCGATGGGGTTCAGCAGGCCGCGCAAACGGTCGCGTTGGGCCTCGATGTCTCCCGCCAGCATCTTCCGCTTCTGGCGCAGCTCCACGCGCTGGCCCAGGTACTGCGTCCTCTCGTTCATGCGGTCCTCCTAGCCCTGCCCACGCGCGCGCTCCCGCGCCACGGGGCAAAACATGTTGTTGTCGATCTTGCCCACCAGACGCTCCAGCACCTGGACGTTGGTGGCCACCAGGTCGGACAGGTCGTCGGCCACGCGCTCGTAGGACTTCACCAGCTCCACGTTGTCCTTGTAGAACTGCGCCGTCTGCTTCTGGTTCTCGCCCAGCTCGCGCACGATGGCCTGTGTGTCCGCCCGGTATATCTCAAGCTGCCGGAACGACGCCTCCTGGGCGGCAGCGACGACCTTGGCCATGTCCGCGCGGTAAACCTCCAACACCCGCTCCTGTTTACGCGCGCTCAAATAGTTCAGCACCAGCACCGTGATGAGTACGGCGGCAGGCCCGCCGAGCAGAAGCATGACAAGGCCGGGCACCCCGAGCTGCTGCAAGATCCCGGCGATGATGCCCAGCACGCGCAGGAGGTTGGTGATCTCGACGCCGTTCACTTGACCTCCTCAGTCAGCAGCTTAATCGCGGCCTTGTCCGCATTGGCCGCGCCCAGCGCGTCCTGGTACTCGCCATAGCAGCGCAGGAGGTCGCCGTTGGTGCCCATGGCACTCCGGCAGGACGGCTCCGGCGTCGGCTCCATGAGCAGTGCTGGCGGGGTGACGCGGATCAACTCCGGCTCTGAAACAACCTGTTTACCGGAGCAACCGGCGCACAGAATCAGGCAAAGGCTCATCAGTCCAAGCACGAGCTTTCGGGTCATTGCGCATCACCTCTTCGATTTGTTGGCGCAACGCCTCACGCTGCGCGGTGATATCCTTCAGCGCCTTGTCGCGCTGCCCCAAGGCCTTGTCCGTGTCCTTGACATAGCCCCGCAGGCCCTCAATGGCCTTGGCCTTGGCACGGTTCGCGCCTTGCAGCGTGGTGACGTTGGCCTCGGCCTGGACGAGATCAGCCTTCAAGTTGGCCCTGGACCAGAACAACCAGCCCAGCAAAATGGCCAGCACCAACGCCGCACCCAGGTAGACGGCCAGCTTGCGGTAGCCGGATGACGGGTCCAGAAAGCTCAGATTCATCAGCTCACCTCCTTGGGATAGGGCTCACAGCTCACGCCCGGCCCCCAGGCCAGGTACTTGGGCTGCCGCCTGAGCAGGATCGCGCGCGGGTAGCCGTTGTTTTCGCGCTTGGCGGCAATAGACCGCCCGGCGTTGACGCTGGCGACACTTTGCCAGAGGCCGGGGTCCATGCCCTGGTCCTTGGCCAGCGCCTGATCCTTCCAGACCCAGCCCAGGCCGCCGTTGTAGGCCATGAGCGCCAAGGCCCAAGCGTCGCCTTGGCTGGCCGCGTGGATGCGCCGGAGGTTGGCCAGGTCGTAGGCCACCAGGGCGCGGATGGCCCAGCCGGGGTTGGTGGGGCTGGCCAGGCCGAGATCCGGCCTGGTGCGTTCCATGTCCCGCGCTGTCGCAGGCATGAACTGGCCCAGGCCGCGCGCACCCACGGGCGAGACGGCCTGCGCGTTCCCGCCGGACTCCTGCTCAATCTGCGCGGCGAACAAGGGCACCGGGGCATTAAGCCCCGCCTCCACCCGCGCGGCGCGGATGATCTCGGAGCGGTACCGGAGCATGGCGGCGGGGATGGCTTCGGCGCGGGCGAATCTAGGGAACATGGACATGACGAGTACTGCGGCCAACGCCATGCCGACGCCCAACCAGAAGCCGACCACGAACCACCTCACGATGAACGTCACCGCATCGCCGAGGGCAAACAGCGCCTCATCGGGGATGCGTCGGAGGAGGCTGGCCAAGAGCTTGCGCATAACTGCCCCCCTACAGCGCCAGGGCCACGGCCAGCATGGCCGTACCCACGATGGCCGCGCGGCGGGCGCAGGCGGCAATGAAGAGAGCCTGGCAACCATAGGCTAGGCTGTGATCCGGCGCGGCCTCCTTGAAGGCCTGGTCATCACGCCAGGGCTTGGCCAGGTAGCCGTGGGGGCGGGCGTAGGGGAACAGGCTCACGTCGAGCATATAGCCGCAGCAACCACCGGCCAGCACGGCGGCCAGCTTATACATGAGTACTGGGGCCTGGTGCGGGGCGGTGCTGGCCACCACAAGGATGAGCGCGTTGGCCAACAGGTTGGGCATGGTCATGCGCGGGCCACGCCGCCGCAGCCAGGAGAACAGGCGCTTGAGGGATTGCATGAGGAGCTACCTCCGGGTTTGTCCCTGCCTGGCACGGGCCAGCACCAGGCAGGGACGTCTCAAGGGGGGATCAACAGCCCTGAGACTACCTGGGGGAAAGCGGAAGTTCTTGAAGGGGTGGGGCTTGTGGACGGTTCGGGGCGGAAAATAAGACGGGCGGCGCTCCTGGTGATGGAGGGCCGCCCATTCTATCGAGGGGGTGTAAAAGTCAATCGCGTAGGCATGCAGGCGCATACGAGAAGAAGGTGTCGGCACAAGCACACCTCTTCCGCTTTGGGTATACAAATGACTTATCTACGGACAGGGCCAAGAGCTGTTTCGCCCATGCCGCGACTATAGCTCTCTCGCCTTCAAAACCTGGTGTTGAACCATTTTCCAGTTCCGTATGCAGGCGCAAAAAATATGCGATCACATCCGCTACCTGAAGAAGAGGAACGAGCTTTGAGTCTGCAAAGTGAGGGACATCCACGATTTGATCGAGAGCCTCCTGCTTTTTTTCACGGCTATAATATGATTCTGTCCATTGCGGGGGGGCGAGAAGCAAGTCTGTAAAATGGCTTTGCTCCTGGTCTTCATGGTCGAAAATGAAGACAGTGTTACCTTTGTTTCTATCTATCCGCTGGTGCATCTTTTGTATACTTAGCGCAAGATGTAACCCAAGGAATCTCCATATTGTCTTTACATCTGTTCTGTATTCGTGAGCGGCAAACTCTTTGACAAATTTTTCTTTTTCAAGCGCACAGCAAACTATCGGGTGTTTTCTGCTTGAGAACCATGTAATTATGTCGCCAACAATCTCATGACGGATTGAGCCGTCTACTCCCCTCCAGTGATTTCTCCCTCTATACAAATCCTTTGTGTGAATTTCGTCAATCGGCTTTTTGGCCTTTTCTGAAAACGAAGCGAGGAGGATATCCCATTCAGTCTTCGTAGTCCGCATGCGATGTGCGTCAACAATGATGCCGACCATTACAGCATAGGGCTCGTCCCCAGTCCCGCTTTCGTCAACATAGCAAAATTTCATGGCAATATCTCCATGTTCGCATTCGTTGATTAGCTACTGCCGGTCAATCCGTCAGGCGAATCCCGTTCAGGGTGTCGGCCTGGGCAATTTTCTTCCCCGACGGATCGTAGAAATAGATGTTCCGAGGGGTGCCGTGCAGCACGCAGTCGGAATTGGCGATGGCCTGGACGTAGCCTAATCTCGCGTTGATGTCGGTGATGAACATCTTCATCTCAACCACGAGGTGCGGCCCTTCCTCATAGACTTTGCAGTCCTGCCTTACCAGGGCCATGGCCTTCTGCGCGGCCTTGCGCTGTTCCGCGCTGTACTTCTGGGGGCTTGCTTGCTCCGGCTGCGCCGAGTTGGCTGTGGCGGCAGGGTTTGCTGCACTTTGCGTCGTTTTGTTGTCACATTTCGACGCCACGAAACCGACCACAAGAACTACGACGACGACCGTTCTCCACCCAGGCTTTTTCATTTCCGCCCCCTTGACTCTTCACCCGTCCTGTATCGAATCGCACCAGGTGACGCAAGGAGGGGCGACTCGCTTCCGCCACAAGCCTGACGGTTGCCTTGAAAATCATACTGACGATTTATGTTCACATGGCTGGTGTTGCTGGAGTATAAGTTGTCACACAAAGATTGGATGGCTGTTTTCTGTGCTGAATGGAGTTCCGCACCTTTAAAAACGCCTGGAGCACCAAATCATGATGTATGCCCCCATTCTCCGCACAAAGCTTGGCGAACTAGAAGCCCTTGCCAAACTTGGCCTGCCCGTGGCTGCGCTCGTGCGCCCGCTGTTTGATGTCCGTCTTGATTCGGTTCATGACATGGGTGAACGGGAGGCTTTGAAAATTACAAAGCTAGCCAAGAATCTGCGCAAGGCATGGCAATGGTCTGCCCCTTGCGCTGTTGATTTCTCGCACTTCTGGAAGTCGGAAGATGTCATTGTGGCACTATACGATGCCATGCGTGAACAGAATCTCACAATAATCCCAGTCGTCAGACCTGCCCAAAGTGGACCGTTCCAGCAGCTCATGTTGCGCTTTGCACGTGAAATGAGCCGAGGCCTATGCCTGCGTTTGCCCGTTCGGCAAGAGGGCTCTCCCTTCCAGGAGCTTGCCACGATGCGCGCCACCTTGGCGGTTGATCCCGGAGAGCTGGATTTGGTTCTTGACATGGGGCCGTGCACGGAGCTTCCACCATGGCTTCTTAGCCAGGGTATTGCCGGATTCATTTCTTCCCTGGCTGACCTTCCGAGATACCGCTCCTTCACTCTTGCCTCAACGTCGGCTCCCAAGTCCATGGCTGAGTACGCGCGGGGCTCCATAAACTTGGTGCCACGTCGCGAGTGGGAACTTTGGCAAGCCATCTGCGAGCAGCCTGGACTGGTCAGGTGCCCAGATTTTGGTGATTACACTGCTGTCCACCCAGAAGACGTGGTGTTTGACCCTGAGAAGATGAGATTGGGCGGGAAAATCCGCTATACGACCGCAGGCCACTGGCTCTTCGTCAAAGGAGGAGCCATAAGTGGGAAGGGGGACACCAAAGGATTGGGCTTTGAGCAGTTTCGTGTACTCTCAAGGCGTTTGATGACGCGTCCAGAATACAGGGGGGCGGACTTCTCCTGGGGAGATGCCTTCATTCAGGCGTGTGCAGATGGAACAGGTCCACTTGGAAACTTGAAGACCTGGGTTTCCGTAGCGGTGAATCAGCACGTGACCTTTGTGGTTCGTCAGCTCGCCACGCCGGACGCGTTTTGAGGCACTTACGGACATAGACCGAAATTTCATTCGCTGAGGCCCTGGCCGCCATCAGATCCCAGAGCTGTGCTTTGGTCCAACCGCGAATTCCTCGCTCGCCCCGCTGCTCTAAGAAGGCCAAGGCTTCCTCGCGCCAGAGAAACACGGCCAAACCGAGCGGGGTGATGCGGGGATTACGTCTGCGGCGTCGCACGGTCCGTAACTTTACCAAGCCGTTGCGGATGCTCTGTGCGCTTACAAGCCCCCACCACTCGGGCACCATGATGCTGGCCTTCTCGAGGTGCCGGGGCGAGGCAACGAGTGTCACATAGTCCAGTGCCTGACAGTAGGCCTTGATTTGGTGTGGCAATCGCTCCAGAGTATCACTGTCACTTTTAATCTCGTAACCGTGCAACGCTCCGTTAATCACAGCCACGTCAACCCGCGCCTCATCGTAGCCCACGGCAAGCTCGTCAAGTACGCGAGAAACCCCGTCCTTCTTGAACCGGACTAGCATCTGCTCATGCAGAGCCTTACGCACATCGATGTCTCGCATACGCTAACGATAAGGCACAAGCGGCCTTCTGGCAACTCTGTTCCGACCCGCCACTCCCCGCCCTGGTGGCATTTACCTGATAGAGCGAGTTGCCCCCGGCGCTGTTGGACACCACCGGAGTGGGCTTCGCGGGTGCTGTGTCGGCGGCAGAGGTCGATGCGAAAGATGGGGTCGGCTTGTCGCCTTCGAGGAGCACATGCCACACTATGGCGATGAGCGTAGCCCAGCCGAACACCGTATTACCGTCAAATTGGCTTCACCGACTTCCCTTTGGGCGCTTAAGTAAGAGAATTTCCGCAGGGGGGAAATGGATGCCCGCATTGCGGACATGACGAAGCAACCGGAGATACGCCATTTCCACAGGACGGGCAGGGGAAGAGGGACATGGGGCTCGGCTTTTGGTCAGGCTTATCTTTTGGCAGCAAATCGTACATCCGAGAAAGGAAGAAGATGCTGAGTGTGGCAGCGAGGCCGAGAAATATGGCATAAACAAAGAGCCAGCAACCGAGAAAGAACCCGACGCTCTGCAAGGTTTCCAAGGCACTCCCCGGTCTGGGAGAGCTTACAGTGAACTCGAAGAAAACAGAGACAATCAGAGCCAGGATCTGTGCAAGGACAAACCAGGCCAAGCTCGCGCTGGCCTGGAGATAGGGCGAGTACTGCTCATCCGGTTCCGGACCACGCAGGGCATCAAGAAAACGTCCATCACCAAATGCGAGAAGCACGGCATAGCCACCGAGCGAAAATCCGAGCAAATTCGGGAGGACTCCCAAGCTCGTCGTGTACCACTTCCAATTCTCAACCGCAAAGTAACGAAGGACAATCGTTGCGACGAATGAAGACCAGAAATAAGGGGAACACAAAAGCCCCTTCGGGCCGCCGTATGCGTACCAAAGGTGACCGAGATTCTCGGCCACGGAGCCCAGCTGCCCCTTAGTTTGGTTTGGACTCTTGTCCATTCCTTCCTCGGATAATGTCGCTTATTTTGCCCGCCAGCCAGCGCATGGTAGACCAATATTCCGTGTCTCGACACATCTTTCTTTCGCGCAAGGGGTATTCCTTTGTCGACATGCTTTCCAGTCTTCCCTTTTCGCCTATATATTCGACTTCAGCGTAGCCGTTGGACGCAGCGAGCCCCATGGTGGCCTTGAGGTCATCATCTGGGACAATCTCGCCCCCGGATTGTCCAACATACCGTTCTTCGACTCTCGCGAGATTCATGCGCTCATAACGAGATTTAATCCGACCCCCGATCGTTTCCAACGCATCGGGCCCGTTGGGCAATGAGAGCATGATCTTGATCGTCCTCTTTCTCGGCAATGCGAGCAGTTGGGGAAGAGCATCCTGATTCGGTTCGACAGTGATGTTGACTTGGCCGAACGCTTTTACGAAATCATCCCGAGTGACCATTTCGGCCAATCCCCGTGCGAGTTGGTTGGGAGAAATCTCGCGAGTATCGAAAATAAGGAGGTGCTCGTCCAGTAGGAAGTGAAAGGGAATGTACCTGGAGTTCGCTCCGACGCCATCACGCACCTGAGGCTCTGGGCGGCCGTCCGCGTCTATCAAAGCTTTGCGGTTTTCTTCGTCCCACCACGGAGCATTTCTCTCGATACGAGTATAGCGAACGAGTGACCCTGAAATGGATAAGGCATCCTCACCGAAAAATGCAAATGTGATTCGCTCATGCCGCCCGATTTTCCCAATTGCCCAGGGCCGAATATCTCTCAGCATGTAGAAAAGTTGTTGATACCGCTCTCTCGTATGCGGGAGTTCGGTGGTTATATTGATTGCCGCGACCTCAAGCCTTTTCAATCTTGCCATAATCCCCCCTAAAGACAAACTTTAAGAGAACCGTTATCGGACAATTATGACAACGGCAAGGGGGGAGGCTGGCGGCTTACTCCACCACCCGGCCCATCTCCGCCAGCACGCTCTCGCTGGTCACGCGCACGGGCTCATCCTCGTGGCGCTGGAGCTTGCCCTCGGCAATCATCTGGTACAGCTGGGAGCGGCTCACCCCCAGGGCGAAGGCCGCTTCGTCCACGCGCAGCAGGGCCTTCATCTTCACTAGGTCGCGGGCGCTGATGCCGGGCAGCATGGCAAAGGCCACCTGAAATCCGCGCCGAACGCCCGGCAAGACGAGCTGAAAGCCCTCGCCGTGCGTCTGAGAACAGCGCCTGGAGCAGCCCAGGCAGACATGCTGTTCCCCGCGCGTGAACCAGGCCGCCTTGTCTGGCCTGGGGCAAAGCAACCGCGCGTACACGCAGCCATTCACCTCGCCCCGATAGGGCGCGTAACCTCGCTCCAACAGTGTAAGCAGATCTTCGATGGCCCGCTTGGACATGCCCCCCTCCTTGAATATAATCCAAAAGTTGCACTTAACTTGAGAACACCAGCGAGGCCGCAATGGCCTGCGCCTGAAAAAGTTCATCGCACCGTCCGCAGGGCCGGGCCTTCACCGCGCAGCGCGCGCAGGCCACGTCCTTGATGGCCGCCAGCACCTGCGCCTCCTGGCCCTTGGCCAGGCCCAGGGCCTCGGCGATGCGTAGCGCCTGGGCAGCCTTTGAGCCGGGATAGGTTCCGGCCAGCACCATGTAGACCGTGGATCTGTTCAGCCTGCCCTTGTGGCGGCGGCAGAACCGATGCACCGTGCCGTAGCGTGCGCGAATCGCCTTGAGCAGCTCCTCGGCGGGAGGCGGCTCCTGGATCTCGGTGTCCGTCACGCCGCCCCCGTCTTGTCCGGGCTGGGGTCGATGCCCTTCTTGCGGCAGCGGTTGGTCATGTCCTTGATGAGCGTCTGCAAGGACGCCTGGTCATTCAGCCAGAGGATGTTCTCGATCCCGAACTGCTGCTTGATGCGCTTTTGCAGGCCCACCAGGCTCCAGCCCAGGGCCTTGGCCAGGGCGAGCGCGTAGCGCTTCTGGCGGACGTGGGGATCTCTGTCCGGAATGGTGATGTGCTCCGCGTTGATGCGCGGCTTGGCCTGCTTCGGCGTGCTCTCCCATCCCAGTTTCTCCATGTGTGTGAGCAGCTTCTCCAGGCCCTTCAGGTCCAGCTTGGAGGAGGATTCCACGCCGTGCCTGGCCAGGATCGCGCGGTAGGCGGCATCGTCCAGGCCCAGGTCCTTCTTGGCGATGTGGACCTTGGCCAGCAGGGAGCGGCGGGTATTAAAGGCCATGGCGAGCCTCCCGTACGAGCTGGCGGTATTCGGCAACCACGCCTTGCCACGTGGACTCTCGCCGCGCCTGGACGATCTCTGCGAACGATTCACGCAGGCTCCCGGCGTAGATGGCCAGGAGGCCCGTCAGGCACTTTGCCGAGACCCTGCACGAGCACCAGGC